CCCCAAAGACAAAGGATGAAATTTTAGATTACGAATCTGGAACCTTAAAAGCTCCCTTTGATAAAGATTATAAGACTTTTGAGGATAAGATAGAAAAAGGAAATTTGGAAGTTGAAGACATTTTGTGGACTGAGTCTCTTAAGGACGAAATTAGAGATGTTGAAAAAGAACTACCTAGAAGTTTTAGAATTTCAAGAGTTCATTTACAACTATTTACAAAACGAGTTTGTGGAGATTTAGTTAAGAACATTATGAAAGGTAGATGGTTCAATAAAATTATGATAGGAATGAATCCTTTTACTGATTGGGAAAACTTATACAAAGAAATTTCTCTAAAAAAGAAATGGGCAGCAGATATTAAAAATTTTGATGGAAAGATGCCACCTCAGATCCAAGCTATGTTAGGTGAGGTATTTAGAGAAAAATATCAAGGTAATAAAAAGAACATAGATTTTATTATGTCAACCATCATGTATTGTGTAGTAGCTATAAACGATGATACGTATATGACTACCCATTCTATGCCTTCTGGACACTTTTTAACAGCCCTTTTTAATAGTTTAATTAATAAATCAATGAATGCAATGTGGTATTATAGAGAAATGAAGAAACGTAATATAACTCCAACTCCTTTTAATTATATACAAGATGTTAGAACTTATGTTTATGGAGACGACATGATAACTGCATTAAATCAAGAAAAACCAGGATTAACAGCAGTTACTATGGCGGAGTTTTTTGCTTCAATTGGAATGAAACTCACCACAGCAGATAAGAGGGAAATAGTAGAAGACTTTCAATCAATAGAAGATATTACCTTTTTGAAACGTAGTTTTGTATATCATACCGAATTACAGAAAATTGTTGGACCTCTAGATTTAAGATCTTTATATTCAACTTTATCGTGGATTAATAAAAGATCTGAAGGAGATGTAATTCAAGACAAGCTACATAACTTTCAGAGAGAAATATATTTGCATGAAGGACTGTATATGAAAGCTATTGAGTCTTTAAAAACTAAGTGTGAAGAAGTTTCAATTAATTTTAATTTATTACCTAAATCTTATTTAATACAATTATATCATGCAAAAGAGTACAATTTAAATACAGAAATGTATGGTATACGTATTCAGTAATTCTAATTTTTATATAATTATTTAATTTTAGTTTTTTAGAATTTTTATAACAATAAATGTTCCAATTTATAAGGAACAAAGCAAATATGGAAATCGCTTCTAATATTTTAGATAGGAAATAGGCAGGGCCATATTAGTTAAATTAACTATCAACAACTATGCAGGTGGGTGATAAAGACCCTGCATTTTTAGATTTTTTATCTCAATTAATAAAGTAAAGAAAGAAAATGAATCAACAGTGATATCTCGTCCACTACAACACGGGACAGAGGCATTTAAAAGCATGCCAAAAATAACATCAATACCTAATAGTATGCAAATGGATTTTCAGAAATTGATAGGAAAACCTTACCTGATTAACAGTTACAATTGGACAACTACACAATCTGTAGGAGATCAAGTTTTTAAATTATCTATCCCAGATGATATAAGGATGAATTCCATAGCTTCAGTACCATTTAAGACAGCAACCTATTTTAATACAAAAATGTGTGTAATTTTACAAGTTTCAGGCACTCCAATGCATTCTGGTACTTTAGTTGCGGCAGCAATGCCCCACGATATAGTGCCGTCTGATGTCAACCAATTTCTAATGGCCCCTCATGGATTCATGAGCGCTAATGAAAGTTCGGCTATATGTGTGGAAGTACCTTGGTATTCTCCCCAGAATGTCATGCGTACTTTTACCGAGACAGGAGAGACCCCTATTACAGATGAGAATTACGCAGATATTTATGTTCAAGTAGTAAACCCGCTTAAAACAAATGGTTCTACTATATTGACAGTATCAGTACATTTAATGTTTGAATCTGTCAATTTTTATATTCCGAAACCTTCCGCGTTCACTTGGGTTCCCCAATCCGATGAGCATATAATAAATAGTGAGTGCGTTAAGAGATTGTTTACGAAAGTATTTTTATATACTACTGCGGGTTTCTTTAGTAAGTTTATAGCAGAATACTTTTTTCCATCGGTTGCTTTCGAACCCGAAGGATATATGGAAGATCTTATGCGAATACCAACACGAATTTTTGATGGACTTTCCATTGGAGCTAAATCAATAACTGGAGATTTTATAGACTCTTTAAGACTTGGACTTAGAACTCTAACAGGTTTCCACAATCCTAACTCGCCAGCAATAAATTCACGAATGATCTCAACACAGAGAAATTTCATGAATAATGTAGACCAACCTAACCTTTTTGAAAAATTAGATCAACACGCACAACATGATAGAATCACCCAAGACACAATTTTTGGAACAGAACAAGATGAAATGGACATTAAATACATTCTAGAAAAGAAAAGTTATGTGGATACTTTTGTAGTTAATGCAAATGACGTAGCTGGAACGAGGTTATTCACTCGACCAATCACTCCTATGATAGAAGCTGAAAGGTTGGGTTATACATCAGCTATGCGGACTTTCTATGAATCATCTAGATATTGGAGAGGTTCGTTGAAAATTTATATACAATCTGCTATGACTAACTTTCAATATTTAAAACTTTTAGTAGTTAAAAATTACACAGGTAATAATACGCAGTTAACCTCATATGTTCCTATGTCAGCGTGTGTTAATATGATGTCAGACACGTTAGAATTTTCAGCGGGAGGACAAATTCTCGAAGTTGAATTACCATATTGTGCAGTTTCTGATCAGTTAGAATGCACCAAATATCTAAATACCAATGCTTTAATTCATGGCTTATACACTATTTATTTAATGCAACCATTGACAACTAATGATGCTAGTCCTTTAAATGCCGAATTCAACGTATATATAGGACCTGGAGAAGATTTTCAGTTTTATGGCTATGCCACAGATAGAACTTTTATCAATGGTATGAAACCAGTATCACCATTTTTTGCAAATAGAGAGGAAGATTTGACTGATTTGGAATCTTTGGATCTCCAGATACGCAAGATGGAGAATGAAAAGGAAAATGGACAGTTAGTAATAAATAAAAATAACTTGAAAGTGGATTCTCTTAAGAATACTGCTGGAAAGTTAGCCGAATCCATGGAAAAAGAATATGATTCCACAGATATTTTAACGTATATTGATAAATCTTATCCGTTTACAACGCAGCAGGAAATCGTTAGATTTAAGAGGCTTTCAGCGTATCTAGTTAAAAATGTAGAAGAGAAACATTTGAAACAACTTAAAAACTTTATAGAAAATAGTACTGGACCTAAGAAGATGTTTCTTACTGTTTTAGAAAGAAATCTTCTAGGTACTTTTGAACCTGAAGCTGAAACAACAGTTACGCAGTCTAGCCAGGATGATATCCTAAATCAGGACGTGGAAGAGACTGGAAATGATTTGAGAGCTGTAGACTTTAAACCAATGGTTAGCGTCAGAGATTATGTGAGAAGAATGGTTCCTTGGGAAAATTACTTTTTCAATACTGACACTACTGGTGGTCTCTTCACTGTATCTATTAAAGATTTGCTTAAAAGAATATCACTTAGATCTAGTACTATGAACATCGTAGATCTGTTTTGGGGTATGAATGGAGGTCTTAAAGTTAAAATTGTATTGACTGGTTGTTGTGATGGACATATTTATTATATTCCTCCTTCAACAGCGATGCATGCTAATGATTTTACGCCTGATAAATATAGTGATACATTTCCTGGAAATTTTACAAATCCAGCAAACTCAATTTTTGCTACTTCGATGAAATATGTGGATCCCAATCTCACAGCTTTTGGATTCCCAGCACAAGAAGCAAGTCAACACCATGTATCTATTGGAACTAACAATAGATCTGAAAATGATTGTGAATTTGAGTTTGTAATTCCAAATATGAATCCTTACAGATTTATCGCAGGAAAAGACTTATATCCAGATACCGTGTCGCTTGGTGATGTAACTAGTGATCTTGGGCATATACTAATTGCTCCACACGTAGATTCCTCGGAAAATATTGGAGCTGAAATATGGATGGGTTTTACAGATGAGACTCGTTTTGGATATCAAGTATTTTCCTCATACAAAAGACCAATTTTGACAGGAGATAACGTTAGCGGAACTAGAGTAACAGGCTATAACATTAACAGAACTCCGTATGCACCTGCGGTTGGAACATCAACCATGATGGGAGCATATTACACAAAAACAGTATAATTCCCTATTATACACCAAATCGCCAATATTATTGGCACAACAAATAGAATAATATTTACATATTGAAAGGTTTGAGACTTTTTAGTGTTTATTTATAGTTTAG